ATGTGGTTTTTGAGTACTGACACATAAGACGGAAATTTTATAGTCTCGAGGAATAGCCCGAACTCTTCATGTTTGGTCAAGCGTGGCTGGCGTAGAAAAGACGCATTATGAGGCTGCCAGCCATATTCCTTCCTGAGTTGCTTCGGGGTCCGGCCCGGTATCTGGGGATAGGTTATGATCGGTAGCCCGTACTGATCATCTTCGATTTCTGCCTGATATCGGATGCTGAATCGGCGATGTGCTACTTCTTCGAGATCCAAAATGTAGTTCCTCATGAGGTCATCGAAGAGTGTGTGGTTAAATGCGGCTATTTGTGCTGTGCCGCAATTCTTCATGAGGTAGCTGACCAGGTACCGACTATTCATTGCTTGTGCTTGGTAATAGCGGTTGGCACCTTGTCGTAGCCAGCTGTTAGCGGTTTGTTGGTATACTATTCGGTGCGGTATACCACGCTGTCTGACGTCAGTACCCCCTTGCGATCGGTCTTGGGCATACATCGCCCTTTGCCAGGCAAGAAGGTCTTCGTAGTCCTCAGTATTAGGAGCCCTGGACGATTTTCCAAGGTATTCCACGGCATCGATATCTGTGAAGAACTCAATTTCCAGGTCTATACCATATTCGTGAGCAATCTTCTCAAATAATCTGTTATTGAACGTTTTGGGATCGACCTTCAAGTGAATTGCGCTGTCGTCCCCAGTGTTAAACAACACGTTCCCTCCAGAAAAGAAATCTTTTGGTGATATAGAGGTATTCCCTGTTGTTTCGCGCATGTACCGTGTCCAAGCAGCAATGAATGTGCCCTTAAATCCCCAACCGTTGTCCCAAGATGTGGCATTTTCCCCAGTGCCTCCTCCCCGATTCTTTTCGACAACGTTATAAAGGATTGGTATATTCTCGTGTATGGTGGCCAGCCATGTCTCTAGATCTTCCATTGATTTATACTGTCGCTGCGGGCAGGCCACTTTGCCTGAGGCAGGGGTGGCCCTCGCGGACATGTACAATGGTGATAAATACGTAAACTCTCGTACCCCATATTGATTGATACGCGTAACTTCTAATTCGTCCTTACAGAGAATGATGCGACCTCTGTAAAGGGAATGAATGGGGTGGGTTAAGTTGAGATGTTTTTCATGGCCGTCATACGTGAGCTCGTGGGCTATACGATTTAATTCATGTGCTGGGATGAACCGGCGTGGTTGTTGTTGCCACAATTGTTGTATGATGTTTTCATCATCTATAATGACGGAAACACTATTGTTATAGTTTCGGGCTGTTTCATTAAAGATGAAAGAGTGTTGTAAACTATCATACTTTGCCTGGAGGACTGAAGCGTGTGGCGCGCCATTGAATCCTCGTTGGGCTAACCTCCCTAAAATTTCGTATGTAAATGGCTTAGTTCGGGAGTCATATTCTGTTGCATCAGCATTCGCGAATACTCCATGACCATCCTGCTGGGCTCGTAGGAGCTTGTTAAACAGGAAGATCATGTTCTGATTCATCGGCATGCCAATGCCTAAGCCAGTGCTTTCCCAGTCGTGGCGGCTGTTTCGTTCTAGTTCCATGCACATGTTCATGAAGTATGTTAGTAGCTCTTCGGCGACTACAGTCCTGACATTTTTCCCGTGGCGGATTTTTTCCAAGTTGACCACTTGGGCCTTTGCAAACGCCTTGTGGAACATTGTGGGGTATTTACCTGATGCAAGTCGATCTTCGATCATTTC